AAATTAAAATCACGGTCTATTGTAAGTAAAGCGCTCCTAAAAGGTATGTTATACTTGTACTGTACATATCCTATGCTGTCGAACCTATGCTCTGTATATCCATAATCGATATATCTTAGTCTGTTGTTCTTCACAGTTATATGTGCACTTGGTATAGGATCCTCTCTTAGCTCACTACTAAACTTTTTACCTACCTGCTTAAATGGTGGACAGTAAAATCTAAATATGTCATAATCAGTTATTTTACTTAAAATAGTTTCCACGGATAATACTACATCACTATTTCTTACATCTATACCCATACGTAAAATAATAAAAGGGGAAGATACATTATTGTACCCTCCCCTTGATTATAAATTAAACTCTACTTAAAATGGAGACTCTTCTTCTCCTACAGGATCAGCAAGCCAATCTGCGTCTTCAGAAATCTCAGACGTAGTATCCACTGCATCTGGAGTAAGAACACCTGGTTTGTGCTCTCCCCACTCGATACTGTATTCACCTTTAACTTGACCATAATCTTGATTCATAGCTTTCAAGAACAGATCATTTCTCTGAGGCATAAGTCTACCAAAGTGACGAGTATAAACTCCTTGATACTTACCATCACGTACATATACAAGTACACGTAATTTGTTACCTGCAAGTGCTTTGATAAGCTGCTTAAGCTCTGTCATGTCACCTTTCTCTATCTTAGCAAGAGTGTCAAGTTGAACTTCATCGCCAGGAGCAACGTTAGCCCATACTTTTACAAAATCTGTAAGAGTATCTGCACCTCGTGCAACTTTGTAACAGCTCTCAGGATTCTTGAACCAGTCCATAAGATTAGAGCTATCTATAGCTCCATTCTCATCTTCCTGTGCCCAAGTCTCTTGACCTTGACTGTTAAGCCACTTATACTTACCTGTCTTAGATTTCCAAGGCCCAGGGGTAATAAGGATTTCCATAGGTACGGTTATATCCTCATTCTTAAGCCAAAGAACAACTTTCTGTACGTCACCATCACCAAAATCTACAGTGTAGTTAGGTTCTGATTGATACATGATATCCATAGCGTGTAGCTCTTCCAATGTTGGATTTACTGCTACCACGCTCATAGGAGTAATGCCTGTGTAAAGCTTCTTGCCTCCACTAGCTACTTCTTGTTCGGAACTATTTGATTTAATTGCCATTATTAGTAATTGAATTGGTTATTATTTTCATCATTTTCTTCTACATTAATCTCTACATACCCATTATTCTGAGTAGATCGATCAAACTGAGGTCTACCTTCTGTTTCAGAAATGTCGTCTTTAAGCTCAGGTGTAGTAGGTGCAGTAGTTGTACCTTTAAATGTAAATGGTAGAACCTTCTTTCTTGCAGGCTTTTTACCTCTAAGAGATGGATCTTTGAACATTTGGTCAATCATCCACTTTTCAAACGGTCTTACAGTTCCATTTTCATCGCGATAAGCAAACTTCTTTTGCATCTGAGTCTTATTTACCCCATTTGCAAGTTCATTAAGAATCATATCTACTGTCATTTCTGTTACAACAGTGCAGTTAGATAGGTCTGTGTTCTCAGTGGTTTCAGGGTTCTGAGAGTCCCTCATTTCAATACTCATGTTTTATAAAAATTAAATGGTTACTTATTAATCGATAAAAATCTTATCCCATTCAAATGGAATTACACTATCTTTTAGATGTGTACAGCGAGAGTTTGCCTCTATGCCGTCTTTAGAAGAAAATGAAATTGTTAGTTCTTCTCCCTCCCAATACACATATCCGATAGCATCTGCCTTTTGAGCAGTTATCATCTTCAACTTACCTGTAAGATCAAGGTCTTTGACAGCTACTTCCTTCCCTTTCTTCTCAGCCATAGCATCTTTTACGTGTGCTACGAAAATTACATGAGGAGCTAAAGTAAGTAGCATATTCATCCACTTCTTGAAACTATTACGCAGATACAGGTATCCTGCGCCCTTGGGTAAACTTAATACACTGTCCCATTGACTCTTTGGAAGTACTTTCATCTCCCCGGTCTTCGGATCTTGGACACGATTAAAGTTTTTACCCATAGGGGTTTTCATATACATTGCTGTAGCATCCCACTCACACCAAGCCTCTAGCTCTGTTACAGTATCTACTGCAACGTATTTGTATTTGTGGTCGGAAGCTTTAACAGCTTTGATAATATGATGTAATTCTGTTAGGCTATTAGCCTGTACTTTCATTGCATCTATCTTATTTGTACCCTTCTCCAAATCTATGATAAGACAATCTTTCAGTTTAGAAAGCATTGTAGTCTTACCTGTCTTAGGTTTAGAATAGATAATAAGATTTTCTGGACTTTTTGTAGTGCCAGGTACTGGTGCAGTAGGTAATACTATTGCATTTGTGTTTGCCATTATTATTTAGATTTAGTTTTAGATTTACGTTCTATAATTGTAAACTTTGCACCGTCAAAGTCGTATGGGATCATACCCAATATACCATCACGGTTCTTTTCAAGATGTAGGGCAAGTAATCCTCTAGGATCCTCACCACAATACTTTGCTGTAATACCATATAAGTCATGAGGTCTTTGTATCATCATAACTACATGAGCATCTTGACCTATACTGTCACCACCGAACAAGTCAGAGAGCATAGGCTGGTACTGATTCTTAGCCCTGTCCTCTTTCTCTATGTTCCTGTTTAACTGTGACAATAACAAGTTTATAGTACCCATATTAGCTTGCATCCTCATACACGCCTTAGAAAGACTATTAAGTCTCTTCATCTCTATATCCTCCGTACCTGGAACAAGTCTGGTATGGTCAATAAGATTAAGGATTTGTACATCAGGATGTAGCATAGTAAACTTCTCACAAGCTGACTCTATAAATTCTACATTCTTAGGCTTGTTCTGAAAGTATACAGGATACTTCACATACTTAGATACACTATTTATAAATGTCTGAAAGTCTTGCTCACCTAATTTTGAATCAACTGAGTAAAGATCTGCCATCTGTTTACCTGTATCCTTTGAAGCGCTACGCATTATCTGCTGATAACCTGGCATCTCGAAAGACCAATAGAATACCACCATTTTCTTATTCAGACTTGCAGCGTTATCTAACAAGTCAAAGATTAACTGATTACTAAATGCTGACTTACCTGTACCTGGTCTACCTGCTATAATGTACAGCTTACCTGGCTGTAGTCCACCTAATAGGTGTCTGTTCAGTCTAGGCCAGTTAGTAAGAAATATATTTCGTAATCCCTTCTTTGCTTTGTCTACGACAGCTATAGATTGTCTTACAGCTGTGCGTATAGGTTGAAAACCTAACTTTTTTAATACCTCAATCGAGGACTCTTGTGTTTCTTTCGTCATTATCGTCTTCTGTATTTTCGTCAATACCTTCCCACTTTTCCCACATAGATTGATTTAACCATACATCAAGAGCATTTAAATACTGCAAATTCTCTCGTTGCTGCGTAAGCTGTACATTAAGTAACCTTATAATCTTGTTATGGAGTAAAGGGTCTTTCTTAAGTATACTTTTATATTTAGCTTTTGCTTTAGAATTAGCTTTAGCATCAGGATTAGAAGCATGAAGTATGCGATACTTACCTGCGTTACCTACTTTCATAGGATATGTAGCTATAAGCTCTGCAAACTGTCTATCAAAATCTGTTTCTATAAGGTCTATAAACTTTTGCCTTACGGCAACCTTATTATCCTCAAGTATTTTGATATAATCCATCTCTTGAAGCTTTACAAGATTGATTCGCAGCTTTATACCTCTAGACACATAGTCATTATACTTTTCTTTGTGGTGCAGTAGAAGGAAAACATATTCGTCAGGGGACAGCTTTAGCCCTATGATATGTTCAATATCAATGTTCATATACTACAATTCTTAAATGTTAAACTTTGGAAGTCAGAAGCTATGAAGATACAAAATTGTTATGTAATATCAGAGATGTTATCTGACATTATTACAATCTTTTCTAGTATCTCCACACCTTCACTCTTCTCTTCTTCAAACCTATACTCTGGAGTTATAGGAGTAATTTTAGTTAAGTTATCCTTACCTATACGTACGAGTTCAGCGTTGCTTATACGCTTTCTAGTAGTTCCTCTTGCGACGTCCAAACTACGTTGCTTGGATCCGTTGTTTTGAGTGCGTTTCTCAGCCATTTTTCCTCTTGTGAATTTTGTACATATAATATAACTATACTACCCACTTTCTCAGGGTCGTCAGGGTCAATTCTTACAAGTCTACCCACCCTCTGTATCATAGTGAGAGCCTTACTTGTAAGACCACATATAAGTCCAATCTGAGCATTAGGGATATCAAGACCCTGGTTCAATGCTTTTGTACTACATAGTACCTTAGCATCACCATTCTTAAAATCCTTTAAAGCTGCATCTTTGACTTTCTTTGTCTTCTTAGAGTGATAGACAACAGATCCATCAATAGAATCAGCAAGAGAATCGGTAAAAGCATTATCGCCACCAAAAACCAGAATCCTCCCATCAGTACTATTAGCAAATAGCTGCGCGAGTTTAATTTTGTTCTTTGCATGATCTACAATTGTTTTACGTTGACGAATAGCTCTATAGAATCCTAATGCTGCTTGCATCATTTCATTACCATACTTACTCTTATTTGCAAGTACAGCTTGAGCCATGTTAAAAGCATCAAATCCTAGCTTACCTTTCCAATACCCAAAGTTTGCATTAACAGTTTTATACTGTGCTTTCTCTTCCTTTGTGAGTTCTAAAGCTACACACTTTATTTTGTAAGGAGCTATAAGACCTTTAGCTACACACTCATCTATAGTTATAGTATAGACAGGAGGTGCTACTCTCTGCAATCTTGCCCGGTACAACGGATCCTCTGGGAGAGTAGCTGTAAGAAACATCATCTTTTCAAACTTATCTGTGTTGTAAAATTCAAAACACGGATCAGTAAGACCAAGATGTATCTCATCACACACCACTACACAATACTTGTCAGGGGAATCTAAGAGCTTTTTTACTGAAGCATAGCAATAGAATTGTATTCTATCTATATACTTCTCTTGCCCTGTCTTTCTCATCTCCTCTTTGAAATTATCTTTAAGGTGTTCAAAAGGTACAAGTACAAGTGCATCTAAATCAGAATTATTCAATGCCTCTACGACAGCAAATAACCCTACTCTTGTCTTACCAAACCCCGTACCTGCTATAATAGAACCTACATACTTATTATTTATGTAGTTCCTGTAAGCCGTACGCTGCTCAGTATCTTTAACTGTCAATTTCTTCATTTCTAAGTTCTTTTTCTATTAAAAAACATTCAAAACACACATCTGAATCGGATGGATGACTAGCATCATAGTTGTTTTCTTCACATCTATTGCAACTATAACATTCACAACCGTCACATGCTCGTACGTCTTGGTCGCAACACTCTCTGTAGGTGTATTCGTTTAATGCCCATTCCATATTAGATAGTTTATTTCTCCCAGCATTCTGAGATGTTAGTTTCTGCTTTAAGTAAACCGTTAGGTATAACTTTAAGAGCTGCTTGCTCCATAAGATCAGTCATCTTTACTTTCCACTCCTCAGCATATTCTTTAGAGCATACAGTATCAATCTGATCATGCACTGTCATTACTATTTTAACAGGTACATTAGTCTCACGTATAAAATCTCTTACAATTACAAGAGCGAGCTTAGTCATGTCAGCTGATGCACCTTGAATAGGAGTATTCTTAGATGCTCTACCTATAGTACCGGCTATACCTTTAAGAGATGGTTCTGCACCAATCCCTTTAAACCAATCAGAAAACCATCGTCGTCTATTATAAGGGGGATAAGTTCTAGCATAGCCATACTTAACACCAAACTTCTCAAGCTTAGTAAGGAAGTTACCTATGTTAGGAAACACCTTAAAGTATTGCTCAATCAATTCCTTAGCCTCACCAAGAGATGACTCTATAGTATCTGCAAGTTTATTAGGTCCCATACCGTAAGCTAAACCAAAGTTTACTGTCTTAACCTTAGTCCTAAGACTTTTGTGTTCAGGACAGTTACACTTAGACTTACTTTTCATATAAGCACACTCATCTTCTGCAGCATCAGTCCACTTGTCACCATATACAAGGGCAGCACACACTGAGTGTAAGTCTTGACCTTTCTCAAGTGCCTCAAGCCATACAGGATCCTGTGAACCATAAGCTATAACATTCAACTCCTGAGAACTATAGTCACTAGATACAAATACCCATCCTTCAGGTGCTTTAATACAGTTACGGAACTTGTTAGACGCAGGCATTTGCTGCATATTAGGTTCACGAGAACTTACCCGTCCTGTATTTAGAATCTGATTAAAACTGGTATGTATCTTACTGTCTGAGTGTACATTCTCTAAGAATGCTTTCCCATAAGATGATACAACTTTAGCTTGCTCCTTATACTTCATATATGCAGGGATAAGAGGGTGCTTTTTCCTGTGTTTATACAAGAACTTAGCATCTACCTTTTCCAAGTCAGGTATGAGTACTTGAAAGACTTCTAAAGCTTGTTTAGGGGATGACCATTTTACATCTATCTTCCGTAGTTCGTCAAAGGCTGTAAATAAATCTCCCTGTACATAGTCTGATACAAATGGCTGGAATCTATCATCATTAAGGAGAGTTTCATCCATATTCTTTTCGACTTTCTCCATACTGATTTCAACTTCAGCACTAATCTCTAACCATTCACTTTGATTGATGTTAAGACCTTCATACTCTATATCAGAGAATGCTAAAACAGCATCATTCTCAAGCTGTGCAACCTCATTAAGGTTATACTTATTAAGCTTTTCTCTCTGATGTTCAACAATACCAAGAAGATATACTACATCCTTAGCACCATATAACACCTGACTATCAGTAAAAGGCTGACCTGTCAACCCTACAAACTGATTACGTACCTCTTTACTAAGAGTCTTGTTAAGATATCTTTTAACTACATGTGCAAGACTAAATCTAATGTTGTCTTTACCACAATGTATTACTTTCTCTACAAGAAAAGTATCCCATACATTCTCAGTACATATACCTACAGCACGTATAAACTTATAGTCAAACTTGGCGTTATGAAACACCTTAACTATAGTCTCTGACTCTAGAACATCTCTCAGTGGTTCAATGGATTGAAAGCGTGTATCAATTACATACTGTCGATCCATATCACCTATCTGAAACATGATCATCTTCTTGGTAATAAAACTGAAACCTTCAGTCTCAGTATCTACACCAAGAATACGTTTACTTGCACAATACTCTACACATTCTTCTATAGTAGCAGAAGAAAACTTAGAGAACTGTCTGTCCGGTCCTATGAATCGTACATCCATCAATTCACATCATCATAAAACCTATTCAATCTTGCAAGATTCTTTCTTCGTACAGGATTTAAATGGTCGTTACATACATTTTTATGTAGTTCAAACAACTCAGTACGTGACCATACAGGTCTTCTACGCACCTTATTATTAAATTCTGCATTGATTTTATTTACAATATCTAACTCACTCATCTTTTACAAATTGTCCGTTAATCATTTTACCTGTCCTTTTACTTATAATGTCATAAGCAGTATTCAGGCATTCTTCAATAGTTACACCTTGCATCTCAGCTTGGATGATCATTGTCACCATAATATCTCCTATGGCGTCTTCAATCTCTAACTTGTTACCATCTACAATAGCATTGATAAGCTCGGTTAACTCTTCCTGTGTTTTAAGAGCTTGCTTAAGAGGTGTGGCTTTATCAAATATTCCTTTCTCTTTAGCCCAGCTCTGTACACATACTTCTAATTCAAAATAATCTCTATTACTCATGACATAATTATTTTATACATGCACACTATAAAAACTATAATAGCACCTATCATTATTAATTTGCGAACTTTTAATAATCTTTTCTGGATTTTATCCTTCACCCACAACTTATTATGTATGTTTTCCCAATACATATACCCCTCAGGAGTATCTTTCCAGTCAAATGCCCATCTAAGTGCTTGTGACCTTGAATATGGTCTATGAGTTAGAATTACTTTATCTGCATACTTAAGAACTTTTTTAAATTCTACTTCTGATAACTCTTTTTGTAATACACGTTCAACTGTATCTTCTAAAAGAATCTTACCTACAAAATCACTTATGCGATCTTGTAGTTCACCTACATAATCTCTTTTCATTGTTCATCAAATTGGTCAATAATTTCATGTAGGTCATAGCGTGTTTTAACCCAACCTACTTTAATATCATCTACATATACCATGAAGTTATCAAGTGTATCTTCATCTTCATAGATAGCAATAACGATCTTACCTTTTTTGTACCCTACAGGAAATCCACCTATAAACCCAAGCTGCTGTATGTAATCATGTGTCAGTCTTACATTAAGCCTTGGATTACTACGTGATTGATAGTCTATATAGTCACCTACGGTATCGCCAAATTCATGATAGCCTTGATCATCAAACCAACCCATCTTTTCTGCGTGTCGTTTAGTTAAACTCATCTTACCTCTTTCATTTTTAAATAGTTTTTAATAGCGTTTATAGAATTATTACCTTCTGCATATACAACTCTATCAGGATATGAAAAGAAATCTGCTACAGATCCATTATCAAATGCATACCATTTCTTAGTGTATGGATTATATGTTGTAAGTACTCCATAGTATGCCTCCATCACACTTTATATGTTGTATATGAAACAGTCAGTTCTTCTCCCGGCTGTATGTTTCGTAAAGAATATAGATAACTTCTTATAGGAAAACCTTTTTCCAAATAAGATGCTCCCTCTTCTTCCTTTCTAATAATACAGTTAGGATTGTCACTATGATTTATAAACCCACCTAAAGGTGTTCTTATAAGATTATTCTCGAATCGAATATCATACACATGGGTAGTACCCAAGCATATATCTTCGTATATCTCTTCAGTTGCAAAAACTCCCAGACCTTCTATCTGGGAGTCTTTTACTGTAATAAACGTAGGTAAAGGCCTGTAACTCATGAGAACTGATTTAAATCATCCTGCAAGGCTTTTTTTACATTGGCTTCTTCTGTAGCCTGCCTTTGATTTTCAAGATGCCTTTCGTGTAATTTATCAGCATTTGTATACTCTTCAATTAAAGATTCTATATGCTGATCATACAATTCTTTATCTGTGAAAGGTGTGTCAATGTTTTTTCTAAGATCTATATACATAATATTCAATTTAAAGTGAATACTATACATAGGAGGCTCGTTGCCAACCTCCTTTATATGTATAGCCGTTTAACAATTATTAACCAACAACGATATCACGGATTAAAGTCCCACCTCATCCATGATTGTATTTCCAACTGTAGCAGCTACTGGTGCAGCGTCTGCAGTTAGAATTACGTGCTGAGGATTTTCACCTTCATCTACCAATACAGGGCTTGTATTAGAGAAGATGAATTGTCCTTTGTGCTTGATGAACTCACCATCTGCACCTTTACGCTTTGCAGCGGTATCAATGTTCTCTGCTTGCCACTCATTAGGCTCAACAGTTTCAACGATCTGTATACGGAATCTTTTACCGTCAAGAGTAGGGTTAAGCTCACCGATAGGTAAAACATCTTTACCTTGATCAGTAAGAGTCCACTCAGCATCGTCACCTACATTAATATCAAGTAGCTTTGCTACATCTGCAATTTCTGCGGTGAGCCATGCTCTACGAGCACCTGAAGTAAATCGGTCAATGCTTGTACTAGCAATGTTTCACCTGTCTTCAATGCACTTAGTTTTTCTGAAATATTCATAACGAATAGTTTTAAAATGATTATAAAAATGATAAATTATTGAGTGACTTAAGGTGCCACCACACCTATCAACCTATCAATTTAGGGTGTTCTTAGAATGCCTATGAAATCAATGGCTTTTCTAAAGATGTCCAGATGTTCAGGGTCAATTTAGGAGGGGAGAGACAATTGTCCCATCCCCATATCTTTCAGAGCACACATTTGTGCTGCTTTAACTTCTTCTTTTGATACACCTATCATTGTATCTGTATCAGTATCTGCTATAATGCACATACTTGCAACTTCTTCCCAACTTTTAGCGTCTGCTATGGCATATTCAGACCAATCAAAGCATAATAACGCATCAAGTAGGTTATAACAAGGGTAGTCAGCCTTATCTTCCACTGTAACAGCTATAATTGCTGCAGAAGCATAAGGTTCCGGTAACATTCTTAAATACTGTACTGCTGATTTCATTTTTCGCTATCTATTATTGCTCCTATAAATCCAAGCATAAATGTAAATATCCATACAGCAGGAGTTTCAATTATCTCATAATACTCTACAGATGGTAATATTGCTGCTAATATAGCAGATATTCCAAATGTTATCAATATATAAGATAGAAGTACTAGAAATACTACAATTATCGGAAATTTGATTAGCTTTAATAAAAAATGTTTCATAATAAGTTTTATAAATGTTAAAAATTAAAACACATAGGCAATAGCCTACCATATGTGCCCGTTCATAGCATTACGTACTACTATGATTCAGAACCAGCTTGACTTTCCAAGTTCTTACTTGTTTTTTGAGATGAGGGCATATCCCATCACAGTTGTTTTACCAGCAACATGTCTGATTTTACATGCGCCTGGAAGCTATTGTGGGTGTCAAGGGCTAAACCACAACGCTTCATGATTATTCTGATTTTAAAGTTTGCAATTTAATGAATGCTTTCCAATGACTTTCATAGTCATCGTGGAAAGCACTTGAATATGTTTTGGTGTCTGATTTAAGTTCTGCATCCAAAACACCTCTTTCATCGCTTGTATGATAAGATATAGAAATACTAGATTGCAAATCTTTATATTTCTCTTCAACATACTTATAAGCCAACTCATATGTAGTAAACACACGAGTTATAGGCTTAACTACTGTATCTTTGCTTGTACTGTAATTCAACAGTGTAACTGTATAAACATCCATGATCAGCTATCGTAAAAGTTAAAATCAGGTTCTAGATAGTGTGTTATCTGATACCCGGACTCAGAACAGTTAACAAGAAATGCTATCTTCTGCTTTAATTCTCTCAAGTATTTGGTACTACCATCCTTGTGATCAGGAGAAATAAACCAATCTTTACGTATAAACAGCTCTGCCAGATCGTTTTTGTTTGCATTCAACCAATCAATGTACTTTGGATTGATTGAGATATCGGTTACACGATTAGA